CCCACAGCTTAGCGGACAGTTCAGCAGTATCACTGGGGGATGCACCTACACCCACCAAGCAGTTCGCCTTCTGCTCGAACTCGATGTTGATCTTGACCTCGTGGTATTGCAGAGCAATCAGGGGCAGAGCAAGACCGACATTGCGGCAGAACCAGAACTCAAGAGGAACCCACAGTTGGGTACTGGTGGCGGTTGCCCTCAAGTTGGAATCAAGGTAGTTAGCAGCGCCAACGGTAGCCTTATGACCAACCATGGCGTTGTAACCATCACGCTTGCCCAAGGGCAGGGACAGCTCGTTCCAGATGTACATCCAGTGAGAGTAGTGCTTGTCAATGCGCTGACCACCGATTTCAATCTCAACATTGTTCAGAGCCCTCAGACCGACAAACTCGACATAGCTAGTAGGAGTGCTAGCGGGCATAGTCAGCTCGACGTACACACGGTGGATCAGATCACCGTTGCGGCTAATCTGGCAGGTCACGCGCTTGCCGTAGCCAGCGGTACCGTTCAGGGTCTGCTCGATGGACTCGATGGCAAAGTTAGTGTGGCGACGGTAGACCACCTTGAAGAAGGTGATCTGAGGGTTGCCGGTAAGGTAAACGTCTTGCGCGCCATAAGCAACTAGTTGTAGAAGACCTCCGCCCATTTCTGTGTATACTATACCTAGAGAAAAAAATATTCAAGACTTTCATTTAAGAAAAGTTTTCCATGGTTTTGTATGTTTAAGGAGAAAAGCTCAAAAAAACGCTTGGTTGTCTCCAAGGACGCCAAGGACATATCAACTTTGGATGCAAAGCACCAGGCAAGCATCCATATCTGACATGAACGCGAAAGACATGGTAGATACGCCAGAGTACGATGGTATGTGGTCGAGCAATATAGCCATATCAGAGCGACTCCAAGAAGTTCAAAAAGACATCGGGAATATCCAAGAATGCAAGGAGGAAATACAATACTATGAAGATACGGCACAAATACTATTTCAATACTACAACCTCATAGAAAACCAGGATGCTCCCACGAATACACAGACCATTTCACTAGCCCCAATCAGAGCTACAAAAGGTAGAAAGAAATTACTCCCGGTATCTTCGCGTAGTATTCTGGAAGCCTTGCAAATCACACCGAGTTCTGCACCTTCTGATGATCAGATTGGAACACACCCTGCTGTCCCGCCGCCAGTGACGACCCAAGGACTTGACAAATCATCGCTAGTTGACGAGTACCTTTCGGCAGTGGATGCAAATTATGTCCGAAAGAAGAATCTCGATCATCTTGGCATATGCGAAGAATGTAACATTCCACTGGTATGTCTTCAACAAGACGGGATAATGGTGTGTTCAGAGTGTGGATATCAGGAACTTCTTTTAGTCGAGCAGAATCGCCCTATTCTCCGACAACCGAGTAAAGAAGCATCTCATTATAGCTACAAAAGGATCAATCATTTTAAGGAGTGGTGCGCACAAATTCAAGGGAAAGAAAGCACAGACATTCCAACCGAGATATTCGAGAAGATCTTGGCTGAGATCAAAAAAGAGAAAATCACGGACACGCGGACTATCACATACAATAAAATGCGGGAAATATTGAAGAAGTTGAAAATCAACAAATACTACGAACATATTAATTACATTATTAATCGAATCAATGGAGTACCGACTCCGCATTTTTCACCCGAATTAGAGGAGAAACTTTGTAGCATGTTCAAAGAGATTCAAGGACCCTTCTTGAAACATTGCCCGCCGAACCGCAAGAATTTTCTCAGTTATTCATACGTTTTGGCGAAGTTTTTCCAGATCCTCGGGCTGAATGAGTACACACATTACTGTCAGCTTCTCAAGTCTAGGGAGAAGTTGGCGGTTCAAGATGTTATCTTTCGCAACATATGTGCGGATATTGGGTGGAAATTCGAACCCAGTCTTTAAACGAATGGCACCAGGTTGAAGCCGGTAGCTAGACCGACACCTTGCCTCGCGCTTGCACCAATGGCGGGGGCAACAAGGTCAAGTATGGCGAAAATAGACGCAGCGGTCAAAGCCAGTAGCAGAATCTCCTGGAATGCCAGGCTCTTGGATGGCAGGACCGCGGCGACGATACCAACGACCAAACCCTCCATCAGGTACTTCACAAGGCGCTTGAACAGTTCTTCGGTGTCAAAGGTGTAGTTCATGATACAGCTCTATAATTATCAGTTAGAAAAAATCTGGCGAAAAAGTATTTAAAGTTATATGATCATGTATAAACATCCATGGATCCTATTCCTACCAAAGTTGAAGACTTCCTCGATGAAGATCCCGTCATCCGCGGACAGAATTACGTATGTCTCTCATTTGTATCTCCCGAGGACATCCTGAAGACCAAGGATGTATTCTTTGCGGAAAAGTATATCGAGAAGTTTGCGCAAGACATGGAAAAGATCTTCCAAGATACCAAAACTAGCAACCCTGCCGTTCACAGTGTTCTGTCAAATCTGAAGGAATCTCATTCTCATCTGTTTAATCCTCAAGATGTTATTGCCGACTTCCAAGTTTTTAAGCAAATCAAGCAATATGACCTAGACAAAGAATTCCATGAACAGAACCAATATCGCACATCCGTACGCGGCATCAAGGTACGTGGTGTGTTCGATACTGTCCAAGAAGCGAAGAACCGTGCGGAGTTCTTGAAGAAGAACGGAGACAAATTCGATATCTTCATTGGTCAAGTGGGTTGCTGGTGTCCGTGGTCTCCTAACCCTGAAGATATTTCAGAAAGTGAGTATGCTGAGACGCAACTGAATACCTTCATGAAGCAATTCAAGGAGAACATGGCGCTGAAGGATGCTATGTTTGAGGAACGCAAATCAAAGCATATTCAATCTGCTGCAAGTACATCCAAGACCGAAGAGTCGCAACCAGCCGTCTCATCGATTGCTGAAAGCCTCACTCAGGAGGATCCTTGGATGTCAGCGAAGAAAGAAGTATCTAATGATATGTAGAGGGTATGAACGCAATTGCAATTTTTCTATTGTTTGTGGGCACGGTTCTCTTGCTACAAGGCTATTATGACAATACACATACTTGTCCCCCGCCGAAAGTAGAGATTAAATATATTCCTTTGACACTATACGAAGAGCAGTTATCTCCAGAGCAATCCGTGTCAAATCAATTTAGGAGCATGTTTGAAGCAACCAACCCTTGGCCGACCGTCCGCGGGTGAATTTATTTTTCCGCCTTTTATTAGTGTGATGAAAGAGGAAATTGCTACGTTCGCTCATGCGTTGTTTGACAACATTGCAAATGATGCGAAGTGTCCCGCTGAGCGTGTTGAGTCTGCCTTGTCCACATGGATCCAACGTCAACAAGATATAGAATCCATAGAACAATACAAGGCTGACCGGTACCTGCGAACGATTCACGATCCTCGGACCGAACGCTTACAAGCTTATGAAGAGTACTTGTTGGAGAAACAACGTCTCTGGAAAGAATGGCGCTATGCCAAGGAAAGCGACAAGAAACGCATCTTCCGGGATTATATCAAGGTGCCTTTACCTGAAATTTTGGATGACGGTGTCGATACAAATACCACATACACCAAAAATGTGGTACTACTGTAGTATATACGTATGAAAGAAGAGCGAGTATTCCGTTTCAATGTTCTTGTGTTCCTTGCCGCGTTTGCTGTAGGAATGATGTATGTTTACATTAACGTGCCTCCCGTAAAGTATGTATTGACCTATCCAACGCCCTACAATGCAGGCAACGTCGTGTACAAGGACGCGGCGGGTACATGCTTCGTGTTTGATGCCAAAAAGGTGGAATGCCCACAGGACAAAAAGAAAATTAAACAACAACCAATAGTAGAGTAGTATCATGTTTTTTTCCAAACGAGGTAAAAGTGGCGCAGGTGTTCAGCGACTCGTGGACAGGCTGTTCTATACATCAATCGGATCCATCGTTGTATCTGGAATTTTTGGTCTTGCTCTCGCTTTAATGTTTCAACGAGTATGTAAGGACAAACGTTGCATCGTGGTGCAAACTCCTCCTCTAAAAGAAATACATGACTTTGTGTATGAGGTTGGAAAGAATGAATGCTACCAATACCTTCCCCGCATAGTCAAGTGTGCGTAATACAAGATGCTTCTTTTTTCTCGGATTATCTGCAGCATGTCTTCCACTATGAGTACTCCCGTAAGCCAACTTCCCAACAATCCAGGGCTACAGTCACAGCCTACGCCGCCAATTCCCGATGACCCAGAAGTTATGAACGTGCTCAAGGAAATGGAGGAGGAGGTCCAATCCGCGACTAGAGTGCATCATCAACCGCAACAACCCTTGCATGTGCCATCTCCCGTCATCCAGCACGTTCAACTTCCTCAACCGCAGCTACAACAATTGCCGCCGAAACAAACATCGATTGTTAACTTCGAGGTCTTGCAAAAAACCGCAATCATCGCAGTCATCGCTGTAGCTGCATTTTACCCGAATATCCTCGATCCTATATACGCAATGTCGCCGCACCTTGAACAGGTCGCCAAGTTTGACGTCCTGGTGAGAGCTGCACTTTTGATTGTTATCTTGTATATTGCTACAACTCAGTTTGGTCTGTAGGTATTAGCGTAAAAAATGTGAAGACAGGTAAAGGATGGACAGTATACACGTCGCTAAGGTCATACAAGTTATTCACATTGCATTCATCATATACATGATCTTAATGCCTTTCATTGCATGGAACAATAAACAACGAATCCTATACTTTTGGGTATCGTCCTCCGTTTTGATTCACTGGTTTGCGGGAAATTCGATATGCGCTCTCACATTACTTGAAGAAAAAGTCCTGGGCATTCCCAATGATCAAAGCTTCATATATAGAACAATCAATCCGATCTATGACCTATCCCAAACCATTAGTGACGGGGAATTCCGCTTGGTTGTTCGTTTTGTTACAATGGGTCTTTGGTGGCTTAATTTCTATATCCTTATGACAGCCCTTCCAACAAACAAGCTACAAACATTCAAAGATATAGTGACAATTTTTATCCTCATGAATAATAAAGAATGATTACCACAGTTTTCATTATTTCTAGCATACTATGCTGCGTTCTAGGGGTTTTGTCTGGCATGTGTCAAAACGCGTATAACAAACTTGCTGACAAGGATGCGAACGGCAACCCTAAGAAGGAATCCGTAACTTGTGTAGCTATTGGCTCCCTTGGAGGTATTGCATGCATTGTGTGTTCCATTTCTCTCATCTTAGTGATCTTCCGTGGTCTATCTTCTTAGGGAGGACTGTATTCAAAGTTCTTGTACTTGTATAGTTTGACTGTAAACTCTTTTTGGTAAGAGGGAATAAACACGGTGTCATTGTTATAGATCTCTCGACATCCGACGTCTCCTTCTGTACAGTCCTTATCTTCAAACATCAAGGATATACGTAACATGTGCTCGCCACTCGTGGTGGTGTAATACTCCCATCTATCCCGACGAGTAGCCATTGGTCTTCCAAATAAAGGGAGTATCATGGGCGCCGTACCATCACCAGAGTGCGTCAATGTGCCTATCTGCTGGAATCCTTGCGCCTCCCCTCGCATAGGATAGGCAGGGCGGGACTCGGGATACGTAGGCAACCGCGAGTTACTCGATGAGGTTTGTTGAGGTTGTGCTGCTGGCGGCTGCGACGCTTGTACGACTATTATTTTTTCAGTAGTTTTATGTGACCTAGAAGACGAAATATACCACAGTGTGCCCATCACGCAAACTATTAACACGAGGAGTATACTCAACCCAGTCAACATACGGACTTTTGTCTGATATTTCATCTTCATACAAGAAGAAAAAGAAATGTTTTTGAGTTGTAGACCAATACAATGCCCGTATTATTTGAACCCTTACTAAAACATGGTGGATTCAGCGGCGCTTTCGAACCATTTGCCAACCAGTCAGAGACCGTATCCATAGTATCCGGCACGTTCATTGGTGCGGGGCTCATGGTGATCGCAACCGTGATTACATGGCTATTTATTTGGAGCTACCAGAAGAATGTCCACCTTTTTGTTACCATGTTTGCATTAGTAGCATTTATATTTGGTGTAGAGATAGTTATACTGACTGCAATAAACATGTCCGAGTTGGAAAAGACCCAGTTCCGCATGTTCATGAGCAGCTCCATCCTGTTTTCCCTCATCTGCGTTGTTATCGCATTGTTTGGTTTCTTCAAATACAAACAACAATCAGCCTCTTCATCATACGTACCATCATCAGTTCAGAGTTACTTGAACTGAGCAGGTGCATACTTATCATCTTGATCAATTCCGCCTACTTTTTTATACAGTCCTTGTGTGCCAAGGACATCTTCCACGTGATCTACTGGGATTCCTATGATTTGAGTATCAATCTCTGCCTCGCTGACCACATTGGTTTGAGCACTATGCAAGTGTTCGTTCGTGATATATTTTGAAAAAAGAGGGGTCATAGGATACCTATTATTTCCCACCTTCGGAACATCCATATCGAACCCTAGATCTATGTTTCCAACGTATAAACGAAGATACACCATGAGTAGAGATGCACCCAGTATCAACCCGGTGATCGCATCTAGGAGAAGGATAACAGCAACAACAAATGTAGCTACAAGAATTTGAAAATTTTGTTTCCTAAAGTTGTACATAACTGAACTTTCCTTTGGAATAAAGGCAACAACCAAGAACACTAAAACTGCCAACGCCCTGAGGAGTGTTATCGCTACCATTGCTTCTTCTTATTTAAGGAGTATACAAAATTTAGTATATGATACAAAGA